TGTCGAAGAAGAAAATGACGCCGATTCTGACCTCGATGAGGAGATAGAATTAGAACTTGATGAAGACATCGACTTCACCGCTGAAGATCTTGCGGCACTTTTAGAAGAATTAGAAGTTAACGTCGATGCGGGTGGTGTTCCTTCCGGATGGTTGGGCACGCCTGAGCCGATAAAGGCAGATCAAATAGACCAAAATTTGGCAGCTCTTAAAGACACCGAAGAAGGTGAAGAGAAAAAAGAGCTTATGAAAAAAATTGATGAATTAGAAGAAAGTATTAAGCATGCGACAGAAGAAGCTACAGAGTTTAAAAACTTGGCAGAAAATCTAGCCGGGAAACTTGAAAGGGTTAATACGTCGAACGCTAAGCTTTTATATATAAACAAGACTTTAGGTACCCCCTCCCTGAATGAGCGACAAACAAAATCGATTGTCGAAGCAATATCTAAAGCAAATACAGCAGAAGAAGCAAAAGTTATTTTTGAGACTCTTCAAAACTCAGTGGGTAATTCCGCACGACGCGAACCCTTACCAGAGTCATTGAGTGAAGCAGTAAACAGAAAGAACTCAGCCATGTTGATCTCCCGTCCCAGGAGAACAGAAGGCAGCAATGCTTCTATGGATATTTTTGCTGATAGAATGCGTAAACTCGCAGGGATTAAACATAACTAAAACAATATTTGGAGGATTTTTATTATGTCTGTTTTACAGAAATTAACTGAAGGTATTGTTCATCGTGATGTCACAAAGGAAGGTGCCGCTATGCTCTCGAAGTGGGAGCAGACAGGTCTTCTTGAAGGACTATCCAATGAACGTACAAAGAATACCATGGCTGTTCTCCTTGAGAATCAAGCCAAAGAGCTTCTTCGTGAAGCTTCGGGAATGGCTGCAGGTGACGTCGAAGGCTTCGCCTCTGTTGCATTCCCAATCGTCCGTCGTGTATTCGGCGGATTAATCGCTAACGATATCGTATCGGTGCAGCCAATGAGCTTGCCATCCGGTCTTATCTTTTTCCTTGACTTTTTGAAGTCAGGGGACAAAGCCGGCGTCGATGCCGATGACACCGGCTCTGTGTATGGTGGTCTCCAACAGGATGGATCAACCCCTGCAAGAGGCCGTGACATCCAGGATGGTATCCGCATTGACGGCGATCCAGGTGGTTTCTACAACTTGGGTGGCACATTTTCAAGCCCGACGAAGACCGTTCGCCTCGCGTTTGTAGAGGTCGATGACGCCGCCCCGGCGGATCTCAGCCCCGCAGGCCTCCAAGCATGCCGGCACGATCCCGATGTGCTCGACGGCGCGCGCGTTCTTGTAGTCAAAAGCCTAGGCGCCGCAGCCGACATTCGAGCCCGAGCAACTGATGTGGCCTTGGCCGATGCCGCCGCCACTTCACCACGTGATGGTTCTGCTGTTAACTTAGACCTTCTTCGTGATGTTACTGAATCAACCGCTGCCGGTGTAAGCCGTGCCGCCGGCGCCGATAAGGTCGACGCCACCGGGCACGTGATTGATGACGGCGGGCCCGCTACGGACATTGTTCATGGTGGCACATTGCAGCGCCGCCTGACACATGTTGATGCTGATGGTAAGTTGGTGCTTGTGTTTATCACAGCGAACGCCACCACAGTCGCCGCCGACACACACGGTGCATGCCTCTTGGACCTGACAATGCCCCTTAAGGACACTTTTGATGCTGTTCCTTCTAGTCTGGGTGCAGTTGTTGGTGGAGACCAGTGGGGACTTGAAAGTCAAGAAAAGATCCCTGAGATCGACATCAAGGTGGACAGCATTGCTGTAACCGCCATGACGAAGAAGCTCAAGGCCAAGTGGACTCCTGAACTTGCTCAGGATCTTAACGCTTATCATAGCCTTGACGCTGAAGTCGAACTCACTGGTATTCTTTCGGAGCAGATTGCTCTTGAAATTGACCAGGAGATCTTGGGTGACCTTGTTGATGGTGCAACTGCCAGTACAATGTACTGGAGTCGCCGCCCAGGGCTCTTCCTTAATCGTGGCACAGGCGAAGACATCACTGATGCAGCAACACCGCCTGACTTCACTGGTACAGTTAGCGAGTGGTATGAGACACTCGTTGAGACTATCAATGACGTCAGCGCTCAGATTCACCGTAAGGTGCTTCGTGGTGGCGCTAACTTCTTGGTGACTTCACCAGAAATCGCTAACATCCTTGAGTTCACGAGTGGTTTCCGCGCAAGCGTGGTCGCCGATCAGGACAGGGGCTCTGTTGGGGCCGTTAAGGCTGGTAGTATCAGCAAGAAGTGGGACGTTTACGTTGATCCGTATTTCCCACGTAATGTGATCTTGGTCGGTCGCAAGGGTAGTTCATTCCTCGAAAGTGGATATGTCTACGCTCCTTACGTACCGCTGCAGACCACGCCTACAATATTCGGGCCGGAAGACTTCGTGCCTCGCAAGGGTGTTATGACCCGCTATGCGAAGCAGATGGTTCGACCTGATATGTATGGCCTTGTTGTTTGTCGTCACTTGACTGGCTGAACAACTAGTTAAAGCATAACGCTTACTAAAAACCCCAGGTGTCTTTGGATGCTTGGGGTTTTTCTTTGAACAGCCTACTATTTAAACTTGAGGGCTTTTATATGTCATATCCAGATTTAACACCAATTAGTCAAATGAGCAAGTCGATCCTCCCGTCATCCGGAAGCTACACAGACGTTGATGCCAGTTTGCCATACAGAGTATATTCAGACGCGACATCAGAGCTATATTCTGCAGACTTCGTCACCGGCGCCGTTGATCAGGTTACCTATACTTACAGAAAGTTAGGTGGCGATGTGTTAGATATAGAGCTGAGTACAAAAAATATTTATACAGCATATGAGGAAGCAACGTTGGAGTATTCATATATAATTAATATCCATCAGGCTTCCAATGCATTACCCAGTATGCTCGGCGATAGCACGGGAACTTTTGACTCTAAAGGACAATTAAAGGATGGTGATCTCAAAACCGCACTAAATGGGAAGCATGCCTCTTTGCGGGTGCCAAAATTTCAGTTTGGTTATGCCAAGACTGCAGCAGACGGGTTTTCTGGCGAAACTGGGCTGGGAGGCACCTTGACAGAGTATTCAGCCTCTTTCACTACAATGACAGATGTTCAAGAATACGATTTACAAAAAATTGTTGAAGATGCAACCGCTGGTTCTGCATGGGAGAATCACATCGGCGGCGCCGCAGCAAGAAAGAAGATCTTAATAAAAAAGGTATTTTATAGAACAGCCTCTGCAGCTTGGAGATTTTATGGTTACTATGGCGGTCTCAACGTAGTGGGGAACTTACATAACTATGGCCAGTTTTCTGATGACTCAAGTTTCCAATTGGTACCGACTTGGCACAATAAAGCCCAAGCGCTTGCCTATGAGGACGCTATATACACTAGGTTGTCCCATTGGTCATATGAAGTCACAAACAACAAGCTGCGGCTTTATCCCACACCAAGGAACAATTATACGCCAAAGATGTGGTTCCGTTTCATTATACCAGAGGATGCAATATTGGATGGCTCTGAGGCGGGATTATCAACACTAGATGGTATTAACAACATGAACACCTTGCCATTCTCCAATTTGCCATTCAACAACATTAACTCTATGGGCAAACAATGGATCCGTCGGTTTGCACTAGCGATTAGCAAAGAAATTTTAGGACAGGTAAGAAGCAAATTTGGATCCATCCCGATCCCAGGAGAAGCAGTAACACTGAATGGTACCGATCTAATAACCCAAGGAAGAGAAGAGCAAGAAAAGCTCAGAGAAGAGCTAAAGACAACCCTTGCCGAAATGACATATCCGAAGCTCGTCGAACAACAGGGGGCTATAACAGAGAACACAACAAAGATTCAGGAACGAATTCCGCTGACAGTATTTGTTGGATAATGGAGATTTAATGAATGGCCAACGAATGGGATCAACCAGATAGTCCTCCGCCGCCCTTGTTTTTGGGCGAGAAGGAAAGAAATCTGGTCAAGCAAGTCAACGACGAACTAATTGAAAGGGTCATTGGCCAAACAATATTGTATTATCCTTTGAGTGTTGAGCATTCAAACTTTCATGAGATTTATGGCGAGGCTATAGATAAAGTATTTGCAGATCCTATAAAAATAAACGCACTGGTGGAATGGGAAGGCTATAACACTACAACAACCAACCTAGGCGTTGATAGGCGCCCTTCACTAGTTGTACACTTCCATAAAAGAAGATTGTCAGAAGATCAGGATCTGTATGTATCAGAAGGTGACTTTATAATGTATGGCGAGTCTTATTATGAACTAGTTACGATAAATGAACCAAAACAATTGTTTGGTCAAATCCAACACATGATCGAAATATCGGTGAAGTGTGTGAAGGCACGTAAGGGGTTATTCTATAATGGCTAATGAATGCGACAACGCCACAAAACTTGCAGAGATTACTATTCAAGAGTCTAAATTTGAGACTATTGATGGCGCCATTCTAGATTGGATTCGTAATAGGAATATACATGTCCAGACGAAGGAGGGGTTTAAAAAAGTACCTGTGATCTGGGCCTCGTCGGAAAGAGCATTCCAGACGAAAAACTATGATGATTTGAGGGACGAATCTGGCACCATGATCTTTCCAGTGATATCTGTTCAACGTGCCACGGTAGAAAAAAGCCTAACAAAAAGAATTGGCCGCCCGGGCATGTTCAGTGTAGACTCTGATCACAAGGGTGGAGCCGTAATGATTGCTCGAAAAATAAACCAAAGCAAAACCAGAAACTTTGCAAACGCGGACGGGTCTACGCTGCGTGGGGTCTTTAAACCGCTAAGGTGTAACACGAAGGTTGTATACGACACATATACAATACCACTCCCGGTTTACATAAATGTAACATATAAGGTTATTTTTAGGGCAGAGTATCAACAGCAGATAAATACGATGATTACACCGTTTATAACATATACCGGCGGAATAAATGAGTTTACCATCAAGAAGGATGGCCATAGATACCCTGCGTTTGTTGCAGAACAATTTGGAGTAGAGGACAATGTAACGGATTTTACGGAAGAAGAGAGAAAATTTCAAGTTAATTTGGACATCCGCGTTCTAGGGTACGTCATGGGCTCCGGTGACAACCAGTCTCCACCAAAGATCGTTAGAAGAGAATCTGTTGCGGAGCTTCGTATGCCACGTGAGAGAACTCTTTATGGGTCACTTGGGGATTATGAACAAACATTTGGTTATGCAGCCATGGTCGCCGCGTCTTGTTGCCCGGCATTGTCTCCACCATCGCCACGCGCCTTCGGATCAAACCTAGGAGCCCCATCAGAGGGAGGCGCGATCACAAATGTCACAATAATTCAGGGCATCGTCGATGACCGCGTCGCAGACATAATTGTTGTAAAGGACTTTTTAGGTAACGTCGGGAACTCGGCCGGCGTTGGCAATGGTAATCTTCATTTTCCGACAAGTACATCGTTCAAAGCAAATTCGGACACTCTATTCTGGAATGGGCTACTTCAACACCCAGGTCCCCAAAATGATTATATTGTTTGGGATGGCTCAGAAGCTCACCTCGGCCGAGCCGCCTATAGCGGTATAACGATAGTCGATCAATCTGGTAACGACCCAGACTGGGCTCCGCCACAAACCGGGGCTGAAAAGGGTGACATCATCACCGGCGACGATATTTTGTTAATGTCTTATATAAAAGCTTAAAAAAAACTTGAAATTAAACTATAATTAGAGTATACTTATATGTATCTTACTGTTGAAAAGGAGTTTATTGTGACAGAAGAGAATAAAAATGAAGAAACAATTGTTACGACCGAGTCAGAAGTACCAGTTGATCTTGCAGAAGAGAAAATAGAAGTTGATTGGGAAACACTTCTTCCAACTATACAAGCGATTATGCAAAAGAATGAAGCGGTTTCCCAACTGGGCAGGCTTTTGGTTGAAGCGGAGTCTAAAACAGATGCATTCAAGGAGAAAATTCTGAATGCTAACAATGCTTTACAGAATATTGTTGACTCGCTGAGAACCGAGTTTGACGTCCCCCCAGGTCCGGACTGGGAGCTTGACTTACCTGAGAACGAAGGTGACCCAGGCTTCTTTATTAAAAAGAAGTAGAACCTTTCAAGTAAATATAGAATCCTGGCACTATTTATAGTAGATCTTCCACTATTAGA